AACAGGTCCTCGTCCGGCGTGAACATCTGCTCGAGGCCCAACAAGAACATCTCCCACGCATAGCTGAGGTTGCTCTGCTCGAACGCGGGGGTGCTCGCCGCCTCCTGCTGCCGCTGCAGCTCTGCCGCTTGCGCCTTGACGATCAGGTCTTGCGTTTGAGAGGGTCGATCGGCCTTCTCAAGGAGCTCAGGTCGGACGTTGAGAAGCTTGTTGAACAGCTCCGCCTGCTTTCCAAGCGCGAGGGCGACCTCGTCGCCGATCGGCGACGCGCTGATTTCGCGGATCGCCCGCAGCCGGTCGGAGACATCGCCCTCCTGCGTCGAGGCGATCTGGGCGTCCGTCAGCCCGGCCTTCCTGAACTTCCTGCGCTGCTCCCGGTCCGTGGTCCCGAAGCTGTCGAGCAACACCTTCACGTCGCCCGCGGTGGCGTCCTCGTCGATGACCTTCGCAACGCTCGTCAACCTTGCGACCTCGGTCGGCGCCATCCGGCCCTGGACGATCTCCGCAAGACCCTCCTGCCCTCTCTTCTCGTCCTGCTCGATCGCCGAGGTGAACCTCTGGAGCGCCACGGCGATCGCGGTGCCAGCCGCGGAGAACGCCATGAGGGGACCACTGAGCGCGGCAAAGCCCAGGGCGCCGCCGATCATGGAGCCGGCTTGTCCCATGCCGCCCATCGCGGCGCCCGCGGCTCCGACGCCCTCTCGGGTGCGCCTGAGCTCGCCTCGCACCCGTGCCATGCTGGAGTCGAACCGCGAGGTGTCCGCGGTCACCTGCACCTTCATCGAGGCGATGCGGGTCACTTCGTCACCTCACTTACGAGCCTGGCGACCTCGGCGTGCATCACGTCGGCGACCCTGCCGCCCGCCATGTCCATCGCCCGCGGGAACGCCTGCACGCCGTTCCCGTAGTTGCTGTGGGTGCCGAACTCGAGGAAGTGCAGCCGCCAGCCTGGGAGCTCCCGGAAGTAGGCGGAGCTGCCGCCGAACAAGCGGCGCATGGTGCCCCTCGAATCGACGCCCTGGGCGACGGTCGCCGCCACCGCCCGGTTCAGCTGGGTAGAGCTCGCGGCGCCCTTGCGGATGCCGACGCCGCCCCAGATCAACCGGCTCCGGTGTCGGCGGTAGACGCGGCTCACGACGGCGACGTGGTCGGCGAGATGCGGGCGGGCGTAGTCGCTTCGGTGCCTGGCGAAGAGCGACCGGATGACGCCCGCCCAGACCACCAGCCCCTTCCGCATCCCGCGCCGCTGGATTCGCAGCGCCATCTTCTCGGGCAGCTTGCGGAGGCGGTGGTCCAGCTCGCGGAAGTCGATCTTGAACGACACGCCCACGCTGCCGGTCACGACGCCCTGGCGGCCGAGGTTGCCCTTGATGCCCCGCCGCTTCGCCGCCTCGATGGCGACCAGGCGGCGGGTGGACTTGTTCGTCCACCACCGGTCGCCGAACCGGTCCAGCATGTCCGCGTGAAACGAGCTGTACGGCGTGCCGCGGGTAGTCATCCCCTTCGGTGAGCGCCTCATCGTCGGCATGTCAGCGCCTCCTCCGGGTGCGGGTCTTGACCGACGCGAAGAAGTCCTCGAGGCGCCTCGGCGGCTGCTTCGCCGCGGGCGCGTCCAGCTGCAGCCAGCCTTGGAGCTCAGCCGCAGTCATCGTCGAGACCTCCTCCACAGACATCCCGAGTCTCGAGGCGAGGCGGTACAGCTGCCGCCTCGCCGGAGTTAGGAGGGGACTGCATCATGCGTCCGACCTCCTCCACGATCCGCGTGGCGTCGTAGGCGCACGTCTTGAGGGCGAGCGCCTGCTCGTCCTCGCGGAACACGGGCGAGCCGTCCTCGTTGCAGAGGAACCGGCAGAGGAACCAGGCGATGGCCTTTCCCTCCGCCTCGACCGCGTCCCCCGCGGTAGGAACGCGCAGCCACGCCGGACCGTCGGCGAGATCGATCCGGCGTGGCGCGCGGAGAAGAGTCAGGCGGTCTCGAAGCATCACGGTCCAGCGGTGGTCGCTGCGATCGTCAGGGCGCCGGTGACCTGGAAGGACAGCGTGGCGCGGACCGCGTCATCCTGCGTGGCGGTGATCGCCGCGCTGGTGGCGATCGCGGAGCCGGTCACCTGGCCGTTCTGGAAGTCGAGCTCGAACAGCCGCGAGGTGCGGGCGAGCAGGTCGGACATGAGGCTGCTGTGGGCGCTCTGGTTCCAGAACACCTCGATGGTGAACGTCGCCTGGTACTTGCCGCCGATGAACTCGCGGTAGGCGTAGGCGCCGATCGTCGATACGTCGATCTGGGCGGCGTCGATCGTGAAGTCGTTGATCCCGACCAGGTCCCCGACGAGGGCGCCCGCGTTGATGGTCGCGCCCCAGTAGAACTTGGCGGTGTTGGCTGATCCGGCTGCCATGGCTTACTCCGTGTAGTGGACGATGAACTGGTGGTCGATCTGGTAGGGCAGGTCCTCCTCGCCCTCGCCGATGCCCGCCTCGACGGCGACCTCGAGCGAGTGGCGGGCCGACTTGACGTTGATGCCGCCATGCGAGCCGGTCGCCGCGGAGACCGCGTTGCGGACCGCGTTGCCCAGGCTCTTGGCGGAGGCGTAGGTCTCGGCGATCGCCGAGACCGTGAGGCGGGCGGAGAAGAGCGAGGCGGTCCCGGCGAGCTCGCGGACGGGCTCGACCTGCTCCACGCGGTAGGTGACCGCCGGGAGCGCCGTGGACTGCAGCCGCTGGTGCGGGCTGATCCGGTCCGCGGCGATGGCATCGACCGCCGCGGACGCCGCGAGGATCGAGAAGGTGGCCGCCTCGATGCTCATGCCACCCTCACCGCGTCGATGAGCATCACGTCTTCCTCCTCACGCTCGCGGACGAAGCCGAGCACCTGCAGCTGGTCGCCGCGGTACTCGAGCACGCTGGTCGCCGCCACGCCCGCATTGACGCCCGACCGCCAGCGGGTGCGGACCTGGTACTGGGTCCGCATCGCGGCGCCGTCGCCGTAGCTCGTCTCGGTCGCCCCGATCGCCCGCACCTCCGCGAAGATCGTGGGTCCCCGCGTGAGCGTGGTGGACCGCTCGCCGAGCGAATCGACGCTCGAGGACGCGGTGAACACCGTGACCCGGTGCCGCAGCTGCCCGCCGCTGATGAGGCTCATGCGTCGAGCCCATCAGCCGACAGGGTCGGCGTGGCGTAGTTGTCGATCACAGCGCGGGCGCCGAACGGCACCTGCTGCAACGTCAGCATCCCGACCGCCTCGGGGTTCATGTAGTAGGTCCCGGCGATCCGCATCACCGCGAGCTGCAAATCGTGCGGTATCGCGCCGGCCGCGTAGCCGCAGACGTACGCGATGGCGATCCGCGGCGCGTCCGCGTGCTGGTCGGGAGGATCGTCGTAGAACTGAAGGCGGGCGAGCGGACCCGTCTCGTCGATCTTGTAATACGAGCTCGACAGCGTCTGCGTGGCGCCCGCGGTGTCCTTGTAGGTCACCGCGGTGACGCTCACGAACGGCGGGAACGGCAGCGTGATCGACTCCGGCCAGTCCGTGTGGACCACCAGAGTCCGGGTCACCTGCGAGAGCTTGCGGCGGGTATGCCGCTCCACGAACGCCGCCGCGGCGTCTAGGTAGAAGCTAAGCAGGGCATCATCCGCATCGAAGTCGATGCGAAGCATGGCCCTGAACATCGAGTGCGGTACGACGGGCATGGCGCCTCCGAAGCCGGGGCGCCCTGGCGGGCATGCTCAGGGCGCCCCGACCTTCCGGGGGGCTAGGGAATCAGGACGCCGAGCACTTCAGCGCGACGAACGCCTCATCCAGCGTCCGCAGCGCATCGGAGCGCTTCACGACGATCATCTGGATCTGCCAGGTGCTCGCCGAGGAGTACGGATCGACCAGGATCTCGGTCGCGCCACGGTCGAAGATCTCGTAGTAGTTGAAGTTGCCGAAGACCGCGACGATCTTGTTGGCGGCCATCGCATCGACGTACTCGCTGATGTAGTACGGGTAGCCGAGGATGGTGCCTGCGGGACCGCCCGCGAGCATGCGCTCGACCGGGCTGGCCTGCCAGAGATAGTCGCCGGCAGTGTTCCGAAGCTTCCGCAGGTTCTTGAGGACCTGGTCGCTGGTGACGATCACGGAGCCCATCCGGTACTGCACGGGCAGGCTGTAGACCCAGTCGAGCACCTTGTCCACGGTCGCGTCGGCGGACGTGAGGCTGGTCGTGTTGCCGGTGCCGAACTGCGTGACGGTGATCTCGGGCGTCCCGGCGAGCGCGCCGTCGATCACGCCCTTCGGCTTGCCGCTGTCGTCTCCATCCCAGAAGTGCTCGTCCTGGGCGCGGGCGATCGCCTCCGAGGCCATCCGAATGACGTACTCCTCGAGGTTGATGCCGCTGTCGTCGAGCAGCTCGCGGGAGGCGACGATGCGCGCCGCGTACTTGTAGGAATCGACCGAGAGCTGGGTGAACGTCGCATCGCTCGCGGTAATCGACGATCCCTCGCCGATGATCGCCGCGGTGGGGATCGCGTTCTGGATCGGGATCTTCCGATCGTCCGGCGTGCTGGTCGTGCGCGCGATCGAGCGGATGACGCTGGACTGGCGCAGCTTCTCCACGATCCGCCCCTCGACGGTCTCGGGCACGGTGAAGCCGCCATTGGC